GATTAGACGTTTTACGGCCTAGTCGGAATGGAAGCTTTCAACGAGATGCTCCTGGCTATGGGCCAGAAACAAGACGTTGCACCGCACGGTGTGACTACTGGTAACCATAGTCTTACGCTTCGATATGTGGTGGAGTGGGATGTGGGGAGGAGGAGAGTTTGGAAGTGGTGGAGCAGAGGTTTTCCGTCTTCGGTTTCGAAGATGCGGGGAGGAAGAGGGTGTACCTACGTCGAGTACATCGGTGACCAAGTGAGCAGAGCTGGTAAAGGCTCGCTCCCTGATCCGATTGTACGGCCTAGAGACGTTGTGGCAGATCATGTTCGGAACTACCACACAGTTAGACGTCTCGGCGACGACGATAGTACACCTACGTCGATGGAGTATGACATCAGCCAATTTGTGCTGTGGACACGGCACGCGTTTGACGCCTGGAGATTTAACCTTCCAGAAATTGCTGATACCTTTTCTGATGAAGACCTTGCTGTCTTCTATCGGAATGATGCTCCCATCGACGCACTCTTCACTGCCCCCACCTCGAATTCCGTGCGTCGGAGGGAGGAGACTGCTGGGGACGTCTTCAACGTCCTCTGCGATTGGTACCAGGGAACCCAAGAAGTGATCGTCAATCACTTCTTGAGCAACGAGGTTCGCCGTCAAGTTGAAATTGCCGTGCGTGACGAGTTCGTAAGGCTGAATCCAAGTCCTAGATTCAGCTCTCGTACGCAGCGTGGTGTCGCCGACCGTCGTAGATGGTTGGCCGACGACCTCGACAATTTCAAGGCGTTCCTTATTGCCCGTTCGGGCTGGATCCAGTCGCTTGTTGAACGGTTTATGGTTGATCTGCGTGGTACATATACTCTCCACACTCGACATGAAGGTCGAGTAGTCTACCTTTCTGAGCTTGAAGGTGTGACTTTGTGGGTTGAGAATGTACGCACCAATGCAGACAACCTTTGGGCTGGAGAAACTGTCCGGGTTCATCTGAACAACTTGAGGGTTGATTATGACGTCAAATGCGGCCGTCCGGCTGCTATTGATATCGTATTCAAACACCTTGTTCATGATGAGGTCCCGGTAGCTCCTCCCGTTGAGCCCACCGTCCGACCGCAGTCTTCCCTCTCTTATGCTTCGGAACCAGAAGCACCTCTGACCACCGTTTCTGAACGTGTTGAGAAGGCCGAAGAAGTCGGCCGAGAGGAGATCACTGCTGAAGGCAGTGCGGATACCTCGGGACGTCGTCGAGGACGGAAGTGGAAGAAGACTGAACATTGGCTTCCTCCACGAGACGTGGATTACGGTATGAGCAGGAAACTTGTCAAGAAGATCAAGCCTGCCCGCCTCCATGCTGCACAACGGTGCTGGGATTCCTTCCGCCTTTGTCTTGCAGGTCTTGGTGTCAAGTTCAGGACGCCAACTTACTTGCAAAGACGCGGTAAGGATCATATAGCGAACTGGGGTCTCGTCGCCGAGTTGGCGAGAAAGTGGATGTTCCGCTCGATAGCGATGGCTAAGTCCGACAAAGATTACGACCGTAATCTTGGTCAATTGAAGGACTATGCTGTTGCATGTCGAGCTTCCTCTCTCTCTGCTCCATACTCGGGGACTTCTTGTAGACCTCGGTTCACCAGACAAACACTGTTGGTCGGACTCCTTCAGAATCCAGACAATGCGGCACAGATGGCGAGGCTTGGACGAGCTCTTCCTCCTGCCTCCGACAGCAAGGTCAAAGCGGCTGCGATCCAGCATCGCGAAGACTTTGCTCGGGATTTCAAGACTCCCGCACATCTCCTTTCTTCCGCCCGGTCTTTCAGTACAGACTGGGCTCGACAACGGAACATCTCGGCGTCTGTAAACGTGTCCCTTCGGGATAACGCCAGCGCGAGCTTCTCGAGAGAATTGGGTGGGGCCCTTCGCGAATTGCGGAGTGGTCTCGAGACTGAGGATCAGGTAAGGATGGCGAACAGCGACAGTACGCGGTACGAAGCTCCATTTGACACGGAATTGTTTGAGTTGATTAGAGGAGACCCTGATGCATTGGGTTCCTCCGACCTTCCGAACATTCCATGGACTTCTGTATCGTCCGCGTTTGCCAGGGACCCGGTATTTTACGAGTCCATTGCATCCAGGCCCGGATTCGATTCTACGTCTCGCGTAGCAGAAAGTGAAATTGCTGCTATCGTGGACTATGGATTCAGATCCGCTGCCAAGTTCTTGGATGGAAGGACTATACCGGAGGTCCGGTTCACCGCTTTGCCTGAATTGGGTGCCAAGGTGCGAGGCGTCACGCCAGCACCAGCAGATCTGCTTCTGGTAGGAGATGCGCTCAGACGTACTGTCTGGCCCCTCCTCCTGAACGATCCTGACATCGACATCCGTCCAGAATTCGAGCGTGGGGAAACTTTGGCTAAGATCTTTTCTGACTTCGATCAGGAACACGGAGATGTTCTTTACTCCGCGGACCTTGATCGAGCCACTGATCTTGTTCCTCACGACTTGGCAAGCGAACTCTGGAACGGTGTGTGCGATGGGCTGGGCTGGTCTGACGATCACGAAGGCAGACGCTACGGAAACGTCCTCTTGGGTCCCCTGAAGGTGAAATACCCCGAAGGGATTCCAGTGCTTGAACTTTCTAAGTGTGGTATTGCGATGGGGATGTCCATGTCGTGGTTCATCCTCTGCGTATACCAGAAGTTCATTATGCACGAGACCGCAAAAGGTTCCGTACGCGATTGCATCGGCGCTCGGGAGGAGGTTGTGGAGAGAAAGGTTAACGAAACTGTTAGTTCTACAGAATTCGTCAACCGATCCCTGGATGTGAATACTACTGACTGGCTCGTGTTCACTCAGGTGAAGAGGCCCTACGAATGCATCGACCGGCGACAAGCCGTCCTGGACATGGACGAGCTTCATCGGCTGGTTGATCTTCGGACAAGAACCCTCTTCCCTGGGACACGAATTGACCGCCAGTCTGTGGTTGGGGCTGTGACCAATGGAGAGTGGACTACGGTGACCTTCCGTCGTCTTGAAACTGTTCAAAGAATTGAGACAGTGACGAGAATGGTACCGATCCTCTCTCCTTGTGAACATGGTCGCAGAAACCCTCACAGGCACATCCACGCACCTCCCCTGCACCGCACGCCGCCACTCGTGATCCGAGGTGATGACCTCGGCACCTGCTTGCCCCCTCAGTCGTGCGACTATTACGAAGAACTCATCGGTGCTACTGGTGGTTCGGCCAACAAGAAGAAGAGCTTCCGCTCTCCGGTTGGACTGACTGTAGCAGAAAACACTTTCCGACGAGTCCTTAGTCACACTGAGACCTTCCCCGTCAAACGGAAGGCCACCCAAAGAGTGCGTCGGTTGGAATCGGAGGTCTTGATTAAAACGGCTCATTATCGAGTTGAACGACTCGACGATTTGCCAGTAAGACATCTGATGCCCGACCCGTCGAAAAAGAAGGGCGTGGACCCGCTCATGTATGTGCCCGTTGCCTGCCAAGAGATCCTTGCAGAATTCGAGCATCTTCCTAATTACAAGAGCATCGTCCAAACCGTTCTCAGCGTAAACCATCGGCTTGTCAAGAGAGCCGCAGCTGCAAAGCTTCCTCTGTTTTTCCCAAGAGATCTTGGTGGTGTGGGTTTCCCCCACCCTCTCGGTTTCCAACGAGGTTGCCTTTCGGCGTCTGTACGGTACCAACATGCCGCCTACCTGATTCTTTCCGGGAATAGAGGTGCAAACCTCATCAAGGATTCCTGGGAAGGTCAGAAGGACTGGTGGGCATACCGTAAAGCAGACCCGAAGACTGCTGCTCTCCCTGATGGTGAAGCTGGAACGGGCGTTCCCGTTTCGACGAGCGACCTGCACGTCACTCTCTTCTCTCGCCTCGCTCTTTGGCGCGCTGCTGCGAATCCTGAAGCGAGAATCAATACGCCGAAGGAAAAGCTGGGTGCTCGGGAACTCAACGTTAAAAGAGTGCACGCCCGTGTCCTTAACAAGATTGGTAATCCACCTGCGAGGTTCTATACGCAGGAGAAGACCTATCGGGACTACGGTTGGCACAACGTTGTTGTTCCAGATGAGTACCTGAGACCTGACGAAAGTGGTTGGGGAGTTGCAGGTGAAGAAAACGTGAAGCGTTTTGCACCAACCTGCGACCACGGTAAGTTGTGGAAGCCCGTCAGCGACACTTACAGAGTCGGGAAGATTAACGAGAGATGCAGGAATTGTGGCGATATCCACTCTGAAGGAGTTGGATATATCTGCCCCCTCTCTCCGTTCTACTTCCAGACCCGTCGCGACGTCGACATCCAAACCTACCGGCCCGCCCCTTGTGATCTCTGTGGTAGCATCAAGTTCAATAGCTCCACAGTTGTCAAGACCACAAAGGGGTATGCCCCCAATTCCGTCTATCTCAGTCCAGCTCGCCTTCGCGATTCTCTTGCACTTGCTGCAGGACACAGTTACGTGACGCAAGAATTCCGAGGCTCCTCTCCTCTCAAGGTCGGCATCTATCAAGATGGACCTTCTCTTCACACTCCCTACCCCTACTCCCTTCCCACCACAACATTTGAGCGCACGGGTTCCTTGCGGACCCCCGCACGAGCAAACGATCATCCTTTCCAGGG